CTGGTGGCCTTCAGCCCGTAGGTGGCGTCTTGGTTGGCCCGGTGCATGTTGGCGGTGTGCATCACATCGTACCCGTAGATATTGGTCAGCGCACCGCTTTCGATGGTGGGGGCGCTGAACACGTCACGGGTGGCGACTTGCGCCAGGGTCAGGGACTTCCAGTGAGTCCACAGGTCCAGGATGAAACCGGTCTTGGTTTTGTCCATAGCGTTCTGCCCGCCCAGGCCCATCAGTTTGACGGTTTCCAGGAAGTCGGTCAGGTCCAGCGCCCCACCGTCCCGGCTGTTCGCCGTGTTTGTGACAAGGGCCAGCTTGCGGAATCCGTTGAACAGAAGGAAAGCCTCCGTACCCGCCGGGGTGCCACCAATGTCGTTGATGTTGGTGGTTGCGCCCGTGGCCGTGTCGCCGTCAATCATGATGTGTTCAAAAACCGCCATTGCTTCCTGCTGCATGTTGCGCCGCAACTCAGGCATCCAAGGGATCAGGCTGTCCTCTTCCAGTTCGCCGGTGAACACGTCAGCGCCGGATAGCTTCTTGACGCTCAAGGACTGTTGCGCCGTGCCCATCCGGGAGGTGATCACGGTATTGGTGATGGCTCCGGGATTGGCGGCCTGTGCGCTCGCCTGGGCGGTCACATAGAACGTGGGGGGGGTGCCAGACAGGGGAATGACCACGCTCTCGCTGCCCTGGGGCACTTCGATAGCGGGAACTTTGCCGATGATCTGGCTGTCCTGGGTGATGCGCTGCCATGCTTGCGTGGAGTAGGTGACGCCAACCCACTCGTCGCCATAGCTGGCAAGCGTGGACTGGTTCATCTCGTTCGTTTTGGCGGCCTCGGTGGGCACACCGGCCATCTTCATAGCGGCCTTGGCACCACGGAGGTTGTCGTCTTTGCTCTCACCCAGCTTGACGGCCAGCGCCCGGTAAGCGTCGAGGGATGCACCGTTGCGGCTGTGCCCCTTGCTCTTGGCAGCGGCCAGCACGTCAACCAAAGCCGCATGGTCTGCGGGTTCCAGGTTGTCGAACCGGGCGAGGTTGGCATACTTCATTTGATAGGGTGCCTGTTGTTCGTCGCCGCCGGGGAGCCGGTTGGCCTTGGCGAACTTGTCGTCCCATTCGGTTTTGGCCGCTTTCACGGCGTCTTCGATGGCCTGGGCTTGGGTGGCCTTGGCTTCGGCTTTGGCTTTCTCGGCTTCCCGATCCGCCTTGATGCCGTCAGCAATGGCCTGTTGAACTTCTTCAGGAGTCATATCTGTTAGTCCTTTCTGCCCTGTGGCAGATGGTTGATTCGTCGGTTCTTCGGTGTCCTCGCCTGGCGTGGCGTCCGTGGCTTTGCTGGCCACCTTTGCGCCCTCACCCTCTTGGCTTGGCTCTATGTCAGGCAGGCTTAAGCCCGCTTGGGCATACATGGATTTTACTACGGGCATGGCAATGGCTCGATGGTTGGCCGGGTTGCGCCGTCCGCCGATGTCAATCAGCGACAACTCCACCACTGGCCACACGCCAATTTCACCGCCGCCGCCTTTGCTATATGGGATAAGCTGCCCGTTTTTCAACAATCGGGCAACATGGGCGATAGATCCCGTTGATGCTGCCGCCGTCCCCTTCCGTGCGGCCTCCCAAATTCGGGCGGCATATTGCTTCGTCTTGTCCAGCGCTACCCTGTACCACACGCCATCATTCTTGGGCTCTATTCCTGTCACCTTGCCGATGATTTCGGGATCGCCCTGAGGCTTCCCGTTTTCGTCGTGGCTATGATAGTACAGCACCAGGGGGTTGGTGAACTTGTCGGCGTATGTTTTCGTATTGGCTGTAAAATACTCACCGTCACTGTCTGCGCTGGATGCGTCCCCGAACGGGATGCCCAGCACGTCAAGTTCCCAATCTCCGATTGCCTTGATGGTGTGTCTCATCGTATCGCCCTCGCTATCGCCTGCTCAAAGTCGGCCACAATTGCGGCCTCTTGTTCTCCCACAACTTGCCGGTCGGTCTGCCAGCGCCCTTGATGCACCCTGGCTTGGAATGCGTCCGATTGCACCCAAGGCCCGTAATCGGTATTGTTGCCGATGGTGCCGATGACCCCGTTTGCGTTGCGGTTCAGCTTGCTGGTCCACCGTCTGCCCAGCGTGCCCGTCCGCACGTACTTGCTGCCAGAAGGGGGCGGGGGATAGACCGCCATTTCAGCGACCAGCCGATACACGCCCCTCTGCATGGGCGGGACCAGCGTCTCCACGGCTCCCAGCGTGCCCAACGTGCCAAATAGTTCGTCTACGCCGCTGATGGTGATGGTGGTCATTGGAGAAGGAATTCCCGGCATATCGCCACAATTTTAGGGTGGTCTGTGTATCCGAATAAAATAGTCTTTGGCATTCCCACATCGGGATCGGCTTCCAGTTCAACCGTGTAATCATCTTCAAATTCAGCGCCCAGAAATACAACACCATATTTTTCTAGCAAGTTGACTTTTTGATTGCTCTTGGCAATGACAACGCCCCGCCCGTTAAGGGTGAATTGCAAAGTAGGTACTCCATCGACAGTTACCTTGTTCACATTTTTAGCGTTCATATTTCACCTTCAATCCGTCCATCATTGCTAAAAACTCGTTTTCGTTGTCGCCTAAGTACATGCCATGATTTGCCCCTGGGGACCGCTCAAAGAAATAATTTCCCATGATTCTATGGTGCGGTACTTGCTGGGTTGTTACTTCGGACCCATGTATTGTTACCTTCTTGAAGATTGATGTGGACTCCGTCCCACCACGTTTGATCAATCCGGTTTCACCTGGGGCTAAGTTGTTCAACCGCATCACGTTTTTATCTTCGGTTCGTATCAGCTTGATAACGCCGCGCTGTATGTTGTTATTTGGAAAATTGACATTGCGAACAAATTCGTAATTGTATGCGTGCCACATGGTCAAAGTTTCATCATACCCATTTGTTGCTGCAACGGCTTTTGTGTAATACTCTGCCGCCGTATCTACGCCATTTTTCCACCAATACTGACTCAAATCCCCTCGCTGATTTGAATAAAAGTATTTTGCGCCCTGTGCCGCTTGCGTCCAACTGTCCGAGGCTTGTCGTTGTGACCAATAGGTTATGATATTGTAATCCCCGTCATTTCGGGCCATATATCGCCCAAGGTCGCCAATTGCGGTATCTTTGCTACTTCCTCGCAAGTTATCCCAGGGCTTGCCCTTGTCATCAAAAATAGTCGTTCCCCGCCGAGTAAAATCTTTAGGCATTGCGTCAATCAACCCATCTTTTCGCAGTCCTATACTGTGACGGCTAAAACGATCAACGTAATTCTCGGACCAGTCGTCAAGGCGTAGAGTTTTTGATATTTTCGCAATGTCGGATGCGCTGTCCATTCTTGCCCGAAGAAGTGCTTTTATCGCCTCGTCGTCAATAGAATCTGAAACTGCATCGGCCATTTTCGAATATTTTCTCAGTTGCTTTTCAATTTTGAAATATGGAATATCGCCAAAAGTTTCAGCGGCTTGCCGGTTGATTTGAGGATTTCGCATGGTCCACACTTCATCAACATATTGACCGAAATTAGGCTTGATTGCACCTTGCGCCCGGTGGAGTAGCGCCCCACCGTTGTCAATCCTCCAAACTTCCCCAGCCTTGTCTACAATGATATTATCAAAGTTTGCGCCCATTACATCCCAGTTTCCCAGGATGGCATCAGCGCCAAATTCGCCTTGTAATTTCTTTTTAGCTGCCGAAAAAGCCTTGGGGTTGGTAGTACGCAACTGTGGCAAATTGTCACCATCAATAAATTTGGCAAGTTTGACGGGGACACCATCAACATTGAACACTTTCAACTCTGGAACATTTATCCCCATTGCCTGATATGCTCGGTCGGCGTGTACCTCGTTCATCAAATGCGCTGGGTTTGCCCCCCGCTTCATTACGTACAAATCGCCTGTCACGTTGTCCTTCACCAGTTTTGCCCCGGTACTGCCTCCCAATTCGGAAATCGTTGTCACATCCGCTAAATCATCGGGGAATTGTCCAGATTGTCTAATAGACTTTGGTAAATCCCTAACGGGTTCATCTTCTGAAATTTCTCCCACAATTGGCACAATCCAGCATCTGCAACGAGGATGCGCCGGGGGTGCGCTGTACGTTGCGCCCGTGCCCGGATGCGTAAACACCCCGTCAAGGCTTGACCGCTGCCCCACGTCTTTTTGCTGGCCTTGGCTAACCGGCTGCGCTACTCCATCAACAAACGTCACACCGCCCAGCGGCCCGCAGATGGGACACACCCGCTCGTCGTTCGATGTACGCCATTGTATTGCACTTACTACGCCAGATTCACGGTACGCTATCCGGTTGGCTTCGCTGTACGCCCGTGTCACCTCGGTGGAGGCAATCAGTTGCGCCCGCTTGCGATCAAACGTATGTTCCAATTCCCGCCGCAACTGTGACAGGGGTTCGCCGTTCTCCACCCATTCCGATACGGCCGTTTGTATCCGGCGTTGTGTCGTGGCGCTGATTTCGTCAAATAGTTGGACCGTGTACCGGTCCGCCCAATCCGCCGCCGCCTGATTCGCCAGGGTCCAGTCAAAGCCAAATCCAATGGACTCAAATTGATTGACGGCCACTGAGACGCCCAGGGAGGCGCTATTCTGCAAAGTGCGTCTCAGTATGTCCCGCACTGGCTCGGACGCTTCCCGTGCCCTCTGTGCGGCCTGTGGCGCGCTTGTCAGCCCATCGGCCAACACCGCCGCCCTCTGTTTTGAAAGTGCAGATGTTAAGGCGTTTTCTGCTTCGACCTCAACCCCTAGCCGAAAGAAATCTTCAGCCCCATCGTCGTCCCCGTCCAACTGTAGGATCATCGCCTTCAGCGCATCAGGGGTAATCGGTCCAGTCGTCCAGGTGAAAGGGGGCATCGTGTCGCCATCAGCGCCCTCCCCTTTCAACTCCCACAGAATCGCCGCTTTGTCTTCATAGCTCAAATGTTCGCTGGTAAAGTCGTCTGCGTTGGGCTTGCTACGTTTCCCCGCCCAGCGTTTGAACCGTGCGAGGTCTGCCGCCTTCGCTGCCTTGGCGTCGTCTGCGCTGCCTGTAGCGTCGTCAGTTGCCGTTTGCGGGTCGGCCTGTGCCTGGGGTGTCTGTGCGGGAATTGACGCACCAGCCCCCTCCTGCGGTTTCTCGTCCGGTGCGGGTTGCGCTGCCGTTACTTGGATGGGGAGCAATTTGCCCCGGTCGTCGCCGATGGGCTGCAACTGATAGAACTTCTGCCGAATCTCGTCCACCGTGCCGACCTGGGAGAATGCCGCTTGCTCTTGCAGTTCCAACGCCCGGTCTGTGATGCGGATGTCGTCAAACTCTGCACGAAGGTTCGGACCATAGGCGGGGAGAACGTCGTTTGTGAACTTCTCGGCCACGGCCACCATTGCGGGCCAAACGCCCAATTCAATGAAGGTGCGCTTGCCGGATAGGGCGTTGGCTTCCGTGGCGTTGATGGCTAGAATACTGTCCAGCCCAGGCGCAAACATGCTGAATATCTCGGAGCGGTTGGCGTTGCGGGCGTTGAGAAATTCCATGTCCTTTTGAGACATTGCCATGTTGACCCATTCCACCCCGCCTTTGCCCACGTTGCGAAGCATCATGAGCGAACGTTTCACGCCGCCGTGTTCTTTGCGGATGTCTGCCCGCATACGCTCCCAATCCGCATCCATGATCGGGTCAGCGAAGGCCAGAGCGCCGGGGACTTTGGCGTTGTCCTTGTCGAAAAAGTTCGTATTCCAGCGGGTCATTGCCATGTCGCCCACGGCCACGGTGGCCAGGGCCTCGATGGGGGACATGCCTAAGAATGAGTTAAGGGGGTTGAACTTCTTGAAGTGTGCGACCTCGTGCAATTCAAGGGGGATCTCTTGCCCGTCGCCCGGCTCGTAAATGTATCCCCGCAAATATAGATTCTTGTCGGGAACGGGCCGGATCTTGTGGCTAGGGATAATCCACATCTCGGACGGTTCCACGTTAGCCGATGGCCGATTCAGCCACACGTAAGCGTTTCCGGTCAGCGCACGGTAGGAGAACACCGATTCTAGGAATTCATAGCGGGATTGTAGCGGGTTGGGTCGGTCTAGCAGTTTCTCGAAGGGATGGTTGATCTCTGCGTTTTCGTCCTCACCCTCCAACCGCACCACGTTTAGCGCCGTTGTCGCCGCTGTGCTGGCCACCGCATGGACGGCAATTTGCACCCAGGACAAACGCTGGTATAGCTTGCTTTGCGCCCGTGGCATTCCCAGGGTGGGCATGTCGTACTCCGCCTCCACCGCCGCGGACAATTGCCAGGGGGCGGGAGCGGGAGCGGCGAGCGGCTGAGTTTTTGTGTCGCCGAAGAAATCGGCCAATCCATCAAATAGGCTCATGCGAAGTCCACCAGTGAAGATGCTTGAATACCCGTATCCAGGTACATAATTGCATAGCGTAATGCGTCCATGCCATGATCCCCGGTCTTGATTGGCTCTTCCTTAATCGGTTTCCCGTCTTGACCCTTGGGCCAACTGTAAGACGTGAATTCGTCAAGCGTGCTGTGAGGTAAGCCGTCCGGTAAAGTTGTGTCTAACTCAACAAGCGAATCCCGCATGTAGTAAAAACGAGGCTTGTCGTCACCCGCTTTGTTCAGGCGTTGCATAACCATTTGAATACCTACCGTTTTCGACTTGTTCGCCGCTCTGGTAGAAATCCCGTAACGGTGCATTGTTGCCCGGTCCTCTGCATCATGGTCTGCTAGTGTAGTCTCAAATGATTCGTTGACACTCAGTGACAAGATGTGCGCTGTGTGGTCTTCTACCAGCGTTTGTGTCTTGTAGATTTCCCGATAGATGTACGCTCGGCCATCGCTATCAAGTGCTATCCACAGACAGACAAAGGGATTCGTAAAGCCAAAGTCAACAACTCGGATTCTGCGCCAGTCTGCCGGGATGGGGAACGAGTCAATAACGTGAAGCTCGTCCCGGAAGTTATCGTAGACAGCGCCCTCTGCCTGTATCCATTTGCCTAGATTCAGCCTATCTCCCAAAACGCCAGTCAGTTTTTTTAGCGTTGACAGATAATCGGCTGGATTGTACGTGTTGTCTTTTGCTTTGCTGTAATAGACTTTCGCCCCGCCCGCATCCATCAGCCGCCGCTTAATCCAATGTGACGGGGAATCCGGGTTCGTTGACAAAATGATTTGTCGCCACCCTGCCGCCGTTCCACGCATCCGCCCCAGCACTTCGTTGTAGTCGTCCTCGGTAAAGCGGTTGGCTTCTTCCATCCAACAAATATCAATGCCGCCATCCTGCCCGATGCTTCGGATCTGTTCTCGCTGTTGATCGTCACTCATGCCACCATAGGCGAGAATTGAACCGTTAGCATATTCAAATCGTAGCTTTGACGGATAGTGCCTGACGTTCGGATCGTTACCGACAATGGCTTTGTCGAAAAATAGGACCGTGCTGTTTGTCATACTCTGGCGAGACTTGCGCATCATGACAGCCATTGCGCCGGGGTACTTCTTGCAAAATGCGTGTATCTTTTCGGCGGCTG